GATCGAGGCCCAATGCGCGGCAACTATTAATCCAATACCACATAATATCGCCAAGTTCTCGTTTGCAATGAAAGACAGTTTCATCATCCATTGGTTTACCTTGGAAGATACATTTTTTAACAATTTCACTGAACTCTCCTCCTTCTGAAGCAATACCAATTGCTCCTGTTAGTAGCAATGATGGATTAACCTTTTCGCTAATCTCAATCATTCTATGATGCATCTGTGTAACATTGTTGCTCTGTTCGCTTGTTACTTCTTCAACAAATTCTTTATACTTATTTAGATCTACTTGTGTCAATTTAGCCTCTTAATCTTCTAATCCGATAAAAACATCGTCTGGTTTTTCTTGCGAAAATGCAAGAATACTTTCTGCTTCAACCATGCGTATTTCAAATGTTCCTACATCGTTTTCAAGTTCGATTGAACGAGTCCAACGTCCATGTTCTACAAGAATCCAATCATCAACTTGATATTCTTCTGTATTGTCTGGACCTTTTGCATATACGCGGCCCCACCGAGGATATATACCTCTGGTTTTGCCATCATCGCTTGTGATAATTAAACCACTTTTTGTCTTCTGCTCACCAAAGTTCATATCTGTCACTAATACTCTATTTTTGATCGGACTGACATTGCCTTTGATCTTATTAAGATTCATTGCCATTTATTCACCTTTTTGAACAAAGTTACCATCATCATCTTCTACCCAATCTTCTCCAGTAGCAACTTCTAAAGGATCTTGAGCAGGTTCTTCTTTTACTTTTCTACTTACTGCTTGTTCTTCAGGAACACCAGGATTAGATGCATAATAGTCTTTTAGGACTTGTTCTCTTGTGCGGACAATTTTTCCGCCTGGACCAAGTTCGTCACCTCTTGCATTTACCTTTGCATTTCCAACAGCAGGAGTAAGTTCATTTTTTTGACGAAGTAAATCCATATCAATTGATTTACCTTGCATTGATTTATAGACTTTACGTCCTGTTTGTTTCATTGGCATAATAATACCTCCTAATTGTTATATGCTTACTTATCTCAAGAACTCTCGCCAATCCAGGTCATATTGGATTGAATTTATTCTGTGTACACCTATTAAATACAACACATAACTTGCTACACTTGATCCACGTCCTACACCCCATACAATGTCGTTCTCACGCATAAAGTCTACAAGATAGATCATATAGCGTAACAAGTTCGTCATACCACGTTTGTGAAATTCATGTAATTCTGCAAATGCTCTTTGTTTTTCTATGTCTGATTCACATTTGTTTATTACATATTCTTCTACATTAAGGCGTTTATATTCATCAGGCATAAACCATTCACCTTGGCATACACCGTCAAAGGTCTTTTGATCTATATCTAATGGAATATACCTTTGTAGTTTATCAAAGCCTTGCTCTTCCATTGCTGTATTAAATTTGTCTACATCATCAGATTCATCACATAATACCACATGCACTTTATCCGCATGACCACTATAGATCATATCGATTAGATCTTTGTTAGAGAATCGTGGTATTCCAAGAGAATCTGTTTTCATAAGCATATTATATATTAACTGATATTAATAAGATTGTCAAGATCATTTTCGTCAGAATCCTGAATTTGTTGCTGAGTTTTCTGTATTCGCAGTCTTTGTTCTTCTTTAAGCTGGTCTAATATCATAACCATTTGTGTCTGCACTTGTGGATTACGTGTTTTCCAATATTTGTGTGAAAGTTCTGATATCTTATCGTTAAGTTCACTATCTGTAAGATCTGTGAAATCTTCAATCAAAGGATGCATGTTTAACTAAAAATACCTACATAATGAGCATAAACAACTAAACCTGCATCTGTAGTCCAAAACTCAAGGATATGAGGATTAGTTGTACTTGTAGCTGTAACAGTTACGCTCGTAGAATTTGTAGATGTCCATCCAGATGCACCATCGTTTTTCATTCCTGAAGCACCTATAGTTACAGCTCTTGAACTGCCGTCGCTTGTTATGGCAAGACGCATTTTACCCATTTTGCCACTTGCTGGCCAATCTGTAAGTGTTAGTGTAATATCATTTCCTGCTTGTACAGTTTGATAGTGTCCATTTGTCCAGTTAATATTTTGATTTGAACTTACATTACCGATTACATAAACTTCTTCTACATTTGCTCTAAAATTTGCATCTTGGATGTAATATCCGTTCCAGTCCCCTCCAACAACGCTGCCACTTTCTTCAATAGCACTGGCCGCAACACCTGCTGTTTTATCCTGCAGGGCTGTTATTTCACTTGCCGCAGTTGATAAACTGTTTTTAATTGTTGAAAAATTGTCTCTAAAACCCTGACTGTCATTGTCTTGACCTGCTATAGGATAAAGAGCGTCTACGTCTGCACTGTTAATATTACTTGCCATTTCTTATGTCTCCGTATTATTTATCGTTATTACACATTGATTTTGTAATTTTGAAATACTATATATTGTTCGTTAGAGTTTCCTGTGGTGCTATCAATCACTACCCTATCTATATCAAAATCAAATTGGTTAAATTTTATACCCCTATTTTTTAGGGCTGTCTGTATTATTTGGCTTGTTCCTGGTTTACAATAACACAGAGGTACAGCTTTTGTATATCCCTGCACAGCGATTACGCCAGGTTGTGATGTACGCATCCACAAAGGCAAGAAGTTGATTTCTGTTTCACCTATTGCCTTTAATGCATCTCTTACATGACTTATATTACTAATATATCTTATTTGATCATTAGCACCATCAATAGTAATTGCATCGCTATCTACTTTCAATGTATTTTCTGGTGTAGGTCTAAATCTCCAAGGTTCAAAGTTCCCTACGTTTATTCCGTATGCCACATCCAAACTATCACGTATACCTATTGGTACAGATCTTCCTGTTTCTACTATGATATTACCTGATCTGATAGTTATCTCTAAAGACGGTAGAAGATCTAATTGTACATCGCCAAATCTTCTTGTTCCTATAATAAGACTACTTGGATCATAATTTTCTGCACTGTCATTTGGTTGATCATACATTATTGTGTTTACTGAATTTTCTTTTGGATTCCTAATCTTAAATTTTGTTCTAACATCTCCTTTAGACGATTCTGCAGGATCGATTACATCAATATAAACAACTTCATACACAACATCTTGCGAGCCCGGATTTTTAGCAACCGCTGTTTTTATGTCACCAAGGTAATAATTTTTCCTTTTGATATTTTTTGCGAATGCACTTACATAGTATTCTGCTGTTTTTGTTTCGATGCCCGCATATAATAGCATTTTCATTTTTTTCTGTAAACCAAAATTAGGGTCATTTGGCCTATATATGTAATCGCTATCAAATAGACTTGTATCACTTATAATATCTTCATATGACAATCTTTGATTTTGTTTCAACATGGGTTGCATGTACAGGTTACTGTATAATTTATCATCTGGATCTGTAACACTTAGAGTAAAAGTTCTTGTAATAGCACTGTATCCAAACTGATCTCTGGCTTTTACTGTAAAAGAAAAATCTCTATCTATAGTTGTTGTGTTAGCATCTAATTTAAATGTTTGACTATCAAAAACAGTAATACCCGGATTATCAGCTGTACCGAAACTATTAATCTTACCTGTAATCTCACCATCATATGACAAAGTTAATCCAGGAGGTAAACTGCCGCTTTCAAGTGTGTACAATAAAATTGCATTAGGAACAGTAGTGGTTGCACTTACGCTTAGAGTGCTGATATAGTTACTGCTGATTGTTCCCAAGTTACTTGCTGTGTTCCAATTTATTGTGCTGTCAACTTCTCCAAGCAATTTAACTGTGAAAGTTTTAGCTTTGCGCGATTCCTCTGGATTTGAAGTTTCTATAGTTCCAAGATCTATTGTATCACCTGCAGCAATATTTTCGGTCAACGCACGATCTAATGTTATTATATCATAATCAAGATTAGATTCAGGATCTATTGCAGTTACTCCATAAGTGTTTTGATTAAGTGTAAATTGTTGTCCTACTGCAAAACTCGAATAAGAATTTAATTTGTTAATTTGTACTGTAGTATCTCCTATGCTTGCAGGATTAAATGCAAAAGTTGTAAGTGCAACAGTATCTGTATCTACGGCAAATCTAATTGCTTCTACTGTAAATTTATATTCTATTGTGACAGCAGGTTGATATGGAATTTGGCCTGCAATTTCGCCAGTTGATTGGTCAAGAGCTAATCCTGGAGGAAGTATGCTATCTGTGTTATCATTATTTTTTGCTTTTAATTCATAGTATACAATACCATCAAGAGAGTTAGGATCAATTACATCTAAATATAAAGTAACATAATTATTTGCTCTACGGAAACCTAAATTTGCAGGTGTAAGCCATATAGGAACTCTTACATTTGTGTTATCTGCTGTAAATATTCCATTTGCTACTTGCATAATTGTGTTATCAGCTTTTAAGAAATCATCACCAACAACATAAATTCTAAATGTTCTTTCAGCTTCGTTGTCACCATCACTTACTGATACAGTAAATTCGTAGTTCCTATTTAACTTTCTTGGTGAACGTGTTGGAACAGATGTGTCAAACACTGCTGTGTCATAATAAAAACTGTCATAACCATTTGCAGATCGCACTGCAAAATCAAAAGGAAAAGCACCATATAATGTTTCATCGTATCTACCTTCATTTGCTCCCTTTTCAAGAGCAAGTATAGGTTCTACTATTCCTACAAGTCTTCCGTCTGTTGTTAATTGTATTCCTGGAGGCAATTCGCCGTTGCCCTCTTTTATGTAATATTCTAAGTTATCTCCAGCAATCACGTCAGGATCAAATGCTTCAAGTTGGAAATCCAATGGTGCACTATCTATTATAAAATATGTGCTATTAGGACCTACAGGCAGACTACCTTCGGCTGTTACCCAGGTTGGATCGTCTGGACCTTGAACTAATACTTTGAAAGTTCTATCGTATATCTGTCCGTTTAGAGTAGCTCTAAGTACAAACGTAGACAAAGTATCTATTTGGACTTCGTAAGGAGTACCAACTATTTCAGCACCGCTTAAACGCATGCCTTGCGGTAGATTTCCACTAATTAATTGAACAGTAACCCCAGATGTATCAAGAGGCAAATAACCGCCGCTTATTGGCAGAGATATTACAATAGTTTGGGTTTCTTGTATAGTGGCTAATAGTTTACCTGATTGTTCTGTCCAAATCTGTGCCATCAATCTACTCCTTTAGTATATTTATCGGAGTTATACTAATGAGCCAAAGTCCGTTAATATATCAACTGGTGATGTTAGAGATCCATAATCTACATCTGTGTTCAAATTTAACCATTCAACAAGATTGTCTGCTTGACGTACTATTCCGTTAAAATCAAAGCCATCTAACAAACCATTTAGATCACGCACATCGACACCGTACACAAGTCCTGTTAGATCACCTACAAAACTATCAGAAGAAATACTCAAAGCATTTGTAATACTGTTTTGGTTTACATCTAAATTACCTCCAAGCGTAGGATTTAGATCTAACTGCACTAAGTTTGTAGGATCAACATCAAAAAATATCTGTGTACCCGCTACTCTTGTAAGTATATTTGTACCGCCGTATAAATTAACACTACTACTTCCTTTGGATAAAACTACAGAACCACTGTCGCTGATCATTAAAACTTGATCAATGGCATTTGAAGTTAGTGTAATTTCAGTTGGTGAATTAGAAATATTAATGCCAGATCCGATAAGGCTTTTAAACTGTAATTCGTTGCCTATTTTTTCACCAAATATACCTGTACCACCGCCAATGTTAGCAGCTTCACTGCCAGAAGCAGCAGTAACTAAAATATCTAATTCTGAAAAATTATCATTTACTTTTGCAAATGCTTCACGGAGATCGTCACCTGTTCCGTCGTTTGCAATATTACCTATGTTTATACTTTGTATTGCCATTTATATCTCCGTTATAAGTTTGCTAACACCCATGCTTTGAATGCAGCATAATCTCCTGCACCATCTTGTAATGCTGTTTTCAAATCTGCTATTTTTACATAACCAGGTATTTCACCGTTAACTGCATCAACAAGTAAACTTGAATCATCAGCAAATACTGACCCTTTAAGATCACCCGTTAGCGTGTCACCCTGTTCAACAACATTAGATGCTCCTGTTAATTCTGTAAAATCTACCCTTTCGTTTTTCCAAACTCCACCTACAAATTTTAAAACATCATTTGTTTGGTCACCCGTAAATACTACATTGTTTAGATTTTCAATGTTTTCTGTTGTAATATCTGTTGTTGTTTGCACATCACCTGGTTCGTATCTTCCTAATATAGAGTCATATATTAGTGCTTGACCGGTAGTCGGAGTAGTTGATCCAACGTTTGCAAGATCTTCTATACTACCAGGTATAGTTGGTCTTCCAGTAAGTGATGAATACACTCCATCAAATAGAGTAGGTGTGTTATTGAGATCTAAGTAACTACCCGAAAATGCAACACTGTTTAAACTGTTGCCATCAACTGTAAAAGTTGTGCTTTCAACAGCAAGGTTTTGCACAGTTAATGTGCCGCTTGCTGTCACGTTAACAACATTAACAATATTATTACCACTAAGGTTTAAACTGTCACCTGACGGTAATTCTTTAATTTTATTGTTGTCTGTAGTGTCAACTATGAGTGGATATCTTACTGCCATTTTGTTTTCCTATATCTATATTTAGTGTAGATCTGCCCAGCCAGCAACACTGTCATTATTTGCGTCTGCAGCATATCCTTGAAACTTTCCTGTTGTTGTGTTATAAACCATTAATCCTTCTTCAGGTGTTAGTGCATCTACTTGTGCTTGGGTGAGCATTGGTGGCTTAAATTCAGAAGGTGTTACTGCCCCAGTTATGCCATCAACAATAATAGTTGAATCATCTGCAAATACACTACCAGTTACATCGCCTGTATGGTATCCAGTTGTGTTCCCCACTATATTTCCTGTTAGATTACCAGTTACATTTCCTGTCACATTTCCTGTTACATTGCCAGTTAAATTACCAGTGACGTTAGCCTCGACCGGACCAACAATTTTACCATTTATTGCATCTACAAGTAAAGTGCTATCATCTGCAAAAATACTACCACTAACATCACCATCTACTTTTATACTTGCTCCGTTGATTACTAAATTTCCACTTGCATCTGCTTGAAGTCTTGCATTACCAAGATAGATAAAATCTTTTACATATAGGTCTGTCCATTGTTTGTTTGCACTACCTAATGCATAGGTTCCATCTGTGTCTGGTATAATATTTGAACCAAGATTTTCTAAATCTGTAGTTGAGCTTGCATATAGTTCATCAAAGTTGTCATTGATTTTATCAAATGCAGTTCTTAATGGATCACCGTTGCCTGCGTTTACACTTGTTCCTATGTTGATAGTTTGCTTAGCCATTACACTCTCCCTACCACAACTTCAACTGTGCCTTTAGCGTCATCATCTTTAGCGCCAACTGCTTTACCTATGACTTGTCCAACTCCTGGTGAATTATTAACTATTGCATAACCTGGTATAGCACTTGTAACCAACATATCACCTTTTGCTACTTTTCCTAATACCTTACATGGTACACGACCTTGTAGTGCGATAGCAACAACATGCTTACCTTCAAGATTTGAATTCATTAAGTGTGCAGGATTAGTTGATACAACACCAGCAACTCGTGTATTGCCCTTTACATCAGTTACGGTAACTTCAGCTTCACCACCAAACACTAAAACTGTGCCTTCTTCATACTCAGCATCTGCAAGATAGTTCTCTGCCAAGTCAGCATATTGTGCTGATGTTGCTGTTCCATCAAATACACTTGCATAAACAGTGTTCCATTTCCTTGCACTATTTCCCAAGTTCCTGTTATTTGCAGTAGAATCAGGCTCGATATGTGAATCAACTCTGGAAGTAAATGTAATTGTATCAGTTGTAGCATTTCCTATATCAACATTGCCATTGAATGTAGCAGTTCCAGAAACACTCATACTATCACTTATTGCAACTATTCCTGTGCCATCGCCACTAAGAGTCAAATTTGTATCAGCACTATAAGAACTTATACTGTTTACATTTAATCCACCTGTTGTTATGTTTGTGACACCATCTATTTGTAAAGTGTCATTAATTTCTACTACTCCTGTACCATTGGCACTAATTGCAAGATTTGTATCTGCGCTTAAACTTGACAAATTGTCAACTTGCAATCCGCTGTTGTTAATTCTTGCTCTTGCTGCTCCATTTGTAAATGCAACTATGGTATCTGCACCACCTTCAGTGAATCCAACATTAGCACCAAAGGTAATACCAGTAGAGTTAGAACCACCATTTGCTCCTTCATCAAGTGCTTCAATTGCTTTTGTGTAAACCCAGTTAGTTGCTGTAAATCCTTTACCTGCTCTACCACCACTTGCTGGTGTTCCTGAGTTTGTTTGCGCCGTACTTTCTGATGTAACAAGCAAAGGAGATCCTGCTGTAGGATCAACGTAAGGTTTTCCAACATTTACAAGTCCAGGAACATCAACATTTAGGCTGGAAGTTGTTGTGCCTGTAGCTTCTAAGACTGTTGCCTGTCCTGGAGTTTTAACTTGTAGAGTTGTTCCGCTTAAACTTAAAACTTCATAAGTTGCTGTACCACCAAGTATCAATGCTTCTGCTTGTATAGCACCTCCTGCAACTCCTACACTTGCTGTTTTCCTTAATACTACAGTATCTGCTGTGCTTGCTGTTGAAAGGTCTTTTACCGTGTACGTTCCTGCCGCAGTCCTTAGTAGAACATCAGTGCCAGAAACATAAGCTGGAAATTCAGAATCTCTAAGTGCGCCACCTTCATCAAGAACTGTATCAAAACTAATAGCACTTACTGCACCATTGCCTGCCGCACTTCTACCTAATACAGTATCTGTTGCAACATGCTGTAATTTTCCAGGTGCAATACCAGTTGATGTGCTTGAACTTGTTTGTAATTCTACAAAACCATTTGTGTGTGTAAATTCTGTGTTTTTAAATGTTGCAAGTCCAAGATCACTTTGAGCAATGCCTGTAGCATTAGCTCTTGTGCCTGCTGTATTCATTGCTAATTTGCTTTGAGCTATAGCTGCTGAACTGTTCACATCTGCGTTTACAATAGTATCATTTTCAATTTGGAAATCAATCTCTGTACCACTTGCAGTTCTATCAACTGTTACATTGATTACACTTGTAGTTTTTTCACTTGCATGTGTAATTTCATCAAATGGTCCGCCTACACCCGCTTGTAGTGGTGTAAAGATAATATCAGCATCTGCTGTACCATTTGAAATTGGTGAAGCACCTCTGTCACTGTCATCAAAATCGCCAGCAAGTTTTGTGTAAACAATTTTTCTGATAGTTCCAAACTGTTCATCAGTGATTGTTTCGATAGCAATTACAGTACCCGTTGCTCCTGAACCACCACCTGTAATCGTATCCGACACTGCAAAAGTACCGCCAGTTTCAGGCTCAGTTAATATTATTTTCTTGCCTGTTGCAACAACTATTTCGTTTGAACCCGGTGCATCAACATTCGTGTCTCTCATTTGAGCAAAGTTAGCAAATGAGTTTGCATTGTCATCTACATAGTTTTTGTTTGTAACATCTGTACCTGATACAGGAAGTGCAACGTTTTGAATTGTATTACTACCTAAGTCAAGATTACCTTCCATTGGACTATCACCATTAAGTGGTAAGAATCCTGGACCTATTCTGTTACTTGATCCTGGTATCTGTGAAAGTGTTTTAGAATTATATCCAAGTATTCTGTTTATGTAACTACCTATGGCTTTTTCTGTTGGCACTGCCTGTCCTGATTCGTCAGCAAAACTGTCATCTGCTGAGAATTCATTAATGGTAACACCTTTCTTGAAGCCAAGAGCGTTTGCATTTGATAGACCGATTTCACCAGCAAAAGTAATATCACCTGTTGCTTGATCCACACTAAAGAATTTACCAACTCTAAAGAAACCGTCTTGGTCTGTGCTTACAAAGAACACACGACCTTTTCGACGTTCCCAAACCTGTGCAGAAGTTGCTGTATCTGAATCAGTATAAAAATCTGCAAGTGGATTAACTGGGTCACCTAAGATAACATTTGGATAGTTACTTTCGTTAAATGAACCTGTACCTATCTGTGTAAAGTCATGTCCTGTTGCTCTAAGCAAACTAATTGCTATGGTAATTTCTGCTGTACTTGCGGCATGAGCACCTGCTGTAATAGTTCTTTCCTGGGCAGGTACAGCACTGTTTAATCCTGCACCACCGTAACTTGAATTGATGTTTGTGCCCGCAACATCTGTAAATTCTACAAATGCCCAAGTGTCATTTGATATACTTGTAGGTTGACTGTTAGCACCGAGTGCTCCACTTGTGCTACCTGTTAGTAGATTAGTAGTATCAAAGGTTCCTGTTATGTCATATAGTTCTATCGATGTGCCTGTGGTAGATTTTGCAACTTTGCCTGTTGCACCACTTGTTGCTTGTGTTATTGTTTCATCTTGAACAACAGTGATACTACCAGTGGTGTTAAATTCGCTTACTTTATAGTATGCAGTTGTGGCATGAGTTTTACCATCCCATAGGAATCTCATTCCACTATCGTAGCCGCCATCATCTGGACTCAATCCTGCTTGGGTTCTTGAGTCTCTCGTAATTCTGATTGCATCAGCATACTCAGCTTGTGGTGTTCCTGGAGTCCCTTCTACAAGAGGGCTTATGGCGATTCGTGTGTCACCTTGAGCACTACCATATCCACCTGTGAGTTTGCTTGTTGAAACCTCCATATCAACAAAATCATAACCTGCTTCAAATGTAGTCAATACTTCGTCTGCAGCAAGTGTTTGACTAAATGCATCTGTGTTTTGGAATGCAATACTTCTATAGGTCGTTGTATCACTTTCGTCAAAGTTAACAGCAGTTGAAGGTCTTGTTACAAGATCACCTGGTGAAGCAACATTATCAAAAATATGACTGAAGTTATCTCTGTATTCAATTATAGTATCCAGTGTCACAGTAGCTTGTAATGTACCAAAGAAATCGTCTGCCGCAACATCGTCAGCACGTAGATCTAATTTGTAAACTTTGTTACTTAATGTTCCTGCTGATGTTCCAAAAATAGTAGCAACGTCAATAGTCAAGTCATTAGCAGGACTGGTTCCGCCGATTTCTGTACCAGCTATTTCTATTGTTTCACTTGCTACATATCCGCTTCCTATTTTATTGATTGATACAACTGCTGTGTTTGGGCTTGCGGCATGGTCAATTGTTACATTAACAGTTAATCCACTACCTGCTCCACTTGTAAGATAATGAGGAACATCTGTATAAGATCCTGTCTGTGAACCCGTTGTGGTAATAGATATTGAACCTGCATCTAATGTTGCTGCACCTGTTACTACAACATCTCCACTTTCTCCGATAGTGCCATCACCATCTTGATCACTTAGATCTTGTACAGCTGATATTGCATAATTTAATGTGCCAACAGCACCACCATGATCAATAGTTATAATACTACCAGTTGTAGGTGGTCTTGCTAAATCATAAACTGTTATACTTGGTTCGTCAAATGCATTGGTGTATGTTCCGTCAGTATATGCTTTTGCAGGCTGTACCATATCAGTTTTAATTGTAACTTGATCTGGTATTTCGTTTGGATCAGCACCTTCTGCAATTAAACCAAATCTACCATAACCATTTGAACTGTTTAATGAACGTATTTCAGAGCCATTGTTGGCATACATTGCTGTTTGACAATAGTAGGTAAACGTTGACACTTGTTCTGAGAATGCAGCATTATTTGCAATCAGCCCATAGCCTAAATCATTGACCTGAGTAAAGTCGTTTGCTAACATACTTCTATTACCAGCTGTTTGGAAAAATATGTTTCTTACCACAGTTGGATTTGCAAATTGAGTTTCGTCGTATCCTGTGCCGTCGTTAGAGTTAGCATCAAGATAAATTGTTGCTGTTCCTTGTCCTTGATCATAATCTGATATAGCATTTACTTGGTAACGTCTACCTTCTACATAAAATGGACAAGGTAGTTCTGGTGGACGTAGTCGTAATCCTTCTCCTGGTGTACTTTGTACGTCTAATTGAAATGCATTTGTTTTTGCAATAATTCTTGAAGGTAAGTTTCCTACATAGGCATCTACATACATACCACCAGCAAATGTTTTTTGGTTTATAGATTTTGAAAAACTTGATGCTGTCTGGATATATGGAGATTTTGTTAGTACCTGTCCTTCAGGATCAAGCACACACATAAAGCCGCCATGTCCTTGGCAGGTTACGTTCCTAACAATGGTTGCATCACTCATTAAGAATAAATCCATTTGATCATTACGTTTAGGTGGATTATATTCTACATCAAACACAAAAGTTACAATGTCTATTAGTTCACCAGTAACGGCAACAGTTCCTGACTCGCCTGATCCTAATGTAATATCTGGAGTTTCTACTGCAAGAACACTTGCACTACCTGCTGTATAAGCACCATCTGTGTATGTTGGTGCAACACCAACAAGCAAACTGCCTGTTAAGTTTGAAATATTGTTGATTGCTTGTTCTGTGGCTACTTCTTGTGTACTGTCGCCTAATTGCGTTAGGTAATCACCAGTACCATCTGTTATTAGTGTGTGATAACTACCTTGAACTTCTAATATTTTTTCTTCACCACCGACTTCAAGATCGTGTACAAGTGCGTCTATAATTAGTCCTGTATCTCTTCTACATTTGGATTCGCTGTAAACAAGTGCAGGATATCTTTGAGTAATAAATTCAATTGTTTCTTCAATTATGTAATCTTTGTTTCTTTCAATAATAGACGCGGCAGTATCAAAATCACCATCGTTACCATTATAAAGTGTAGGTAAAACATTAATTGGTCTATCACCTCTATATAGATAATGATAACCAAACTTACCTTGTTCAGTACCTTCCTGATTAAAGAATGCAGTACCTTCTGTGCCAAGGTCTATGCCGTCAAATTCATTATCTCTATAAAAATATTGACTTGCCCAGGGACTTTGTGAAATTCTTGGTATGCGTGATTCAGTTTCGGTTTTTGGTTTGATGATAACACGTTTAAATTCATCGCCTTTTAA